CAGAAGAAAGCAGCTTGCCCTCTATGATTACCTCGTTTGATTTCACGTTTCTCAGCGCTCCATCGCGCTTTCTCGTTAATCTCAAGACTATCAAGTGGACCATACCATTGGTTATAGTAGATGTATGCTACCCTACCAGGCCACATACCTGTCCGCCTTGCTTTCAGCACCATTTCTTTCCTTATCCTGTCACTCGCCTGATAGAACAAGACCAGTGCTTCAAGGGCCTCCCAAGCATCAGGGTTGTCATCTTGATAACTACGTAATCTTTCAATGATTGCTGCTCTTCTCTCTTCCGGACGTTTCGAAACGTATTCTCTCCGAACACGCTCTGGCGTCAGCAACTTCACCAAGGTCTCATGTAAGGAACGACGCATCGTCATCCTCACTACATCATGACCTAAAAAGTGAATCGGTTCAGTACACGCATGCACCTTGCTCTTCTCAACATTGAGCTTGATTCCCAACTCTTGCAACGTGGCTGCAACAGCTTCTAGTGATAATGGTCTGTCCACTCCCATCACCACATCGTCGCCCAACACAAAGTATCGGATCGGCTTGAAATCTAGTCTCCTAGCCAAGTACTCCAGCAGAATGGCATTGACTATACTGTCAATGATCTGAGTAAAATTACTCCCACTCGGTACCCCGTGCCGTCTACCTGAGTAGATGTATCCATCTGGACACAGAAACGGGCTAGTATGAAAGTAGCGTGTGATCCTTTCCCAGTCAGCTCCATCTTGCTCATCCATATCAAAGGACTCGCGAATTATCCGAAAAGCCATTCCTGATAACTCCTTAGAGATGCTGGTATCAAACTTCGAATAATCAAGTTCAGCGATAAATCTCGCCTTCAACTTGACCTCGTTAAGCAGCACCGCAGTCTCAAAGTCGTATCGACCTCCCGCATAAGGTGTGTGATGCTTAATGATAGCTGATTGATAGGGATAAAAGAATCTACCCTCCAGTAAGGTCATCGCGAACGGATAACCATTGACGTAGCGCGCACGTTCAGTATCCTTTCCACGATGGAAAAGAACTGTCGGCTGCGGACTCATCTTTGGCTTCTCTTGCAAGCGTCTCGCTTCCTGGATCGCCCGAGGGTAATCTTCTGCCTTCTTCCTCAGAGTGGGTAAACCAGCACTAGTATTAGGCTGATACGGCACTTCCTCTAACGGCAAAGGCTTCAGTTTCGGGACGGTAAACATGCGTCGGACTTTCTCAAAAGCTAGCTTCAGAATAGTTTTGTCGTACTTTCCCATTCGACCACCATTCATCTGTGCCTCACACTGGCTTCTGATCATGTCCGGGTTGTACTTCGACCTAGGGACCAGCTCTTCATCAGTGAACTGAATACCAAGCACAGTCTCAATGGCGTTCTGTACATCCCTAAGAACCATGGCTCCGCTCTCCTGAACACAGGATTGCATGAACTTATTTGCTGCGCCATCATCGAATGGCTGCCACGGCCGTTTTCCATAGGCTGGAAAGTAACTCTCTATGTTCTGCGACTGCAAAGACAAAACGTCAGCTTTCGTATACATAGGACACCTCCTCGACGGTAAGCGCTCCATCACTACTGGCAATAGATCTGGACTTACACATGGTTTGTACACTTTAACGAGCTTCTTCCTCGCCACTCTTACGACTAAGTCTTATTGCGCAGTGGGACGCGCTTCGCTGTGTCCAGCACAGAGGTTAGATCGTGCCACCGATCCACTTTCTGTCACACTCCCGTTAACGTTCACGGGCTCACGAACTATATTTCACACGCGTAGCTTCGCACTGCCGACCTCTCTCCGTTCTAGGAGTAGATTTGATCGGATTAGGCTGGATTCCTCCTTTCTTGGGTGAAGGTAGCCACTCCTCACAACGAATGTAACAATAGTCTCAGGCTCCTCAAGTATACC